AGTTTCAGACGGCTTACAATCAATCACTGAAGACTCTGCTGGATCTCGAAGAGGAGCAGGAGCGACGTGCGGTGCAGGCGAAGCAATTCATCAAGGCTTCAGAATCCCGAGAGGCAATGACGCAGTTGATGTCAGAAATTTTGACTCGGCTTGATAAGCTCGGTCTGGACTGTGCCGAACAATGCAACCCAGAGAATCCAGCGAAGGCGGTGAAGGTGCTCGACGGCTGGGTGCGGAAGGTGCGAGCGGAATTGTCGCAGACTGAATAACAAGTGAATGAATAAAAGCGAATGAACAAAACGAAGTGAATAAAAATGAGCTCATAAAAATCGGTCGTGAGATTCTGCGTCCACCGGATTCAGGAGACATCGTCGATTGGCTCGAGGACAACGTGCACAGCGTTCCTGATAGCCCGATGCCCGGCCCATTCAGAAGTGAACGCACGCCTTGGATTGCTGAGGCTTTGAGAATCGCTGCCGACCCTGAAACTAAATTGCTGACTGTGCTCGCCTCGATTCAGTCTGGTAAGAGCTTGTTTGCTCGGCTGTTCAGTTGTTACGTCGTTGCGAACCAGCCCGGTCCGATGATGATTCTGCAGGCTAATGACCCAGAGGCAAAGGACTTTATGTTGCGGTATTTGCGACCGCTTTGGAAAAATAGCCCAGCGGTGCAGTCGAGAATTTCTGAGGCAGACCAAGATAGAAGTGTCGTGGCGGACTTTGACCGAATGTCGATTTATTGCCGAGGGATTTGGAACGAAAGCAATCTGCAACGATTGAGTCTGCGATATGTGCTCGCCGATGAGTGCTGGCTTGCTCCACAGGGTCACTTAGCAGAAGCCTCGGCTCGGGTGACGGCGTTCGGCTGGATGGGTAAGAGAATCTTTATGTCGCAGGGTGGACGGAGCGGTCAGGAATTCCATCAATTGCACGAGCAAACCGACCAACGCGATTGGAACTTCTGTTGCCCGAAATGCAATAAACTCCAACCTTGGTTGTGGGAACAAATTAGATTCCCTGACGATGCTAAGGCTTCTGGATCGTGGGACTTGATTAAGGTATCAGAAGGAACGACTTACGAATGCCAAGGATGCAACGAGAGATTACCTGATACGAACGCAACGCGACTTGAGTGCAACAAGAACGGAACTTTTGTGCCGACTGCGATGTCATCGAATAAAGGGCACATCGGTTTACATTGGAACAGCCTCGCAACGATGTCATGGGGTGAATTAGCGACAATGATGATTAAGGCTTCTGAGGCGAATGATGTTTTCGGTGACGAAGAGCCCAGACGAATCTTTAAGCAAAAGCGACTCGCGTTGCCGTGGTCGGAAGAAGGCGGTCAAATTGTTACGGACGCAGTGGCGAGCGAATACAATTTATTGGACGATTGGGCTGGTGAGGCTGTTTTAACGCCCCGAGGGAAATTGCACGAGCGAGAAGGTGCTCCTGCTGGAAGTATTAACTTCAGGACGGCTGGTGTGGACGTTCAGCGAGGTCACTTCTGGGTGGCTGTGCGAAGTTGGGGAATAAAAGGTCATAGCAGACTTAGGGCTTTCAGTAAGGTCGAGACTTGGCAGGGCGTTGAGGAATTTCTGAAAAAAAATGCGGTCCATCCAGCGTTAATTTTCGTAGATTCAGGTGACAACACGCAAGAAGTCTATCGTGAGACCGCTAAACGAAAGTGGAAGTGCGCTCGGGGTAGCGGACAGGAGGATTTCGCCTCGACGGATAAAGACGGAAAAACGACTCGGCGGTTTTATTCCGAGAAGCAACGCATCCTTGTTCCCGGTTTAACGACTCGGGCTGAACTTGTGGTGTGGTCGAATTTGGCTGGTAAGGACTTACTGCACGGACTTCGAAGTAGGAAACTTTTGACCTACGGACGAGACGCCAGCACCGAATACGTCGAGCAGTTGAACTCTGAGGTTCGCGTAAAGGACAGACGCACAGGGAAACCGATGTGGATTCTTCCGCAGGGCAAAAAGGACAACCACGCTCTGGACTGCGAATTGCTATGTTTGCTGAGTGCCGTGCGTTGGGGTATCGTCGGCAGGGAAGCTGACGCTAACGAAAGCATCGAATAAATTAAAAACTAATTTGCTTTTCATGCAGTTGCCATTTGAATCAATTCTGTCAGCAGGGCATCAGTTTTTTGTCGTTGTGGGACTTCGTTTTGTCTGGTGCTCTGCTGATTCCCTTAATCCTTTTAGATTTATTGCCAGAAAAGTCAGTATTATGGCATCCGGCTTATTCATTGGACTCACAGAGGACGAACTATTGCTCATCAAATGCAAGGCGGTCAGCCTTATCACAGAAGGAAAAACGACCATGAGCTACTCCGATAGCGGTTCATCCGTCTCGAAGAATTTCGTAATGCATCCTAAGGATATGCTTGATGAGGCTATGTATGCGTTATCAATTTTAGACCCCAATACCTACGGAAAACAAAATCGTGTTCTGCGTCCATCGTGGCGTAATGGTAGAGATGTCTTTTAATTATAACACATTTTACACCAATGCCGAAATCACCTGCTAAAAAAACCAAGCAGTCGCTTAAGACTTCTAAGGGCAATAAATCATTCAAGAAGCAATCTGCTCAGGGTGGTTGGAACTCTGTGAATTACAGCAAGAACAGAACGGCGTTGTATGCTCCGCCTGTTCAAGACCAGCGTCGTGACCTGAGCCCTCGTGATCGCATCGAAATGATGCGTCGATTGCGTTGGGGAGACCGCAACAGCGGAATGGTTCGTCAGATTCTCGGCGACCTCGTGCAGTATTCAATCGGTGACGGCATTAGGCATCAAAGCCACGCTAAGAACGCTAAACTCTATGAGGATTATTTCACTGAGTGGTGCAAGAAGTGCGACATCACGAATCGCTTTAATTTCTGGCAGGTGCAGTCTATTCTTCTGCGAAGTGCAGCAAGAGACGGAGACTCCTTTGCTATTAAAACTCGGAACGCTGGCGACAAACCGAAGTTACAATTAGTCGAGGCTCATCGAGTCGGTAATCCTTTGCCTCCAGAAAAAGAACCCGATGGAATGTATGACGGGATTCGATTCGGTGCTTACGGAGAATTAGTTGGCTATAATGTTTATAAAAGCGACGGTATGAGCAGAGAGATTATTGCTCCAGCAGTGATGCACATCATCGACCACGAATACGCAAGTGGTGCTCGTGGTGTTCCTGTCCTTCAGCACAGCTGGAACGACATTCAGGACGAAATGGAATTGTTGGCTATCGAGAAAACTGCAGCGAAAACCTCTGCTCAAATTTCCCTGGTCATCAACAAAACAGGCGGAACAATCGACGACAATATGGCATCGGAACTCGGTGCTACCGCTCCAACGAATTACGGCGATGTCGCTGCGTCGATGGGTGGTAATATTCTGGCTTTAGAAATTGGCGAGTCCGTTCAATCGGTGCAATCAAATCGACCAAGCCCGACATTTACCGGATTCCTTGAGGCGATTCAGCGGGACATCAGCAGAGGCGTATTACCGTATGAATTCATCGGTGACCCTTCTAAGACTAACGGCGGTGCTTTGCGAATGGTAGTGGCGAAGGCTGACCGAGTGTTCCAGAAGTGGCAGAATATCATCATCGAGCAGTTATGTGTTCCTACTTGGGGCTATGTTATCGGTGACGCTATTGCTAACGGCGAACTTCCAGACGACCCTGATTGGAATAAGGTTTCGTGGACGACTCCTAAGAGAGTGACTGTTGATGCTGGACGTGAAGCTGCGAATGACCGAGCAGATGTTGAACTCGGATTGCTCTCGATGTCAGAATTATACGCTCAACGCGGATTGGATTTCCGAAGCGAAATGGCTAAGCGAGCAGAAGATATGGCTTACATCGTGAACCTCGCTAAGCAAACCGGACTCCCGATTGAGATGCTTTATAAGCCAACGAATGTCCAACCAGGAACTCTCGCTCCGCTTGCTCCTAAACCTTACGTCGAGGAGTCAGATGCTAATTTAAGCACAGATGAGCTCATCGACCAAAACGAAGACAACCAAGACTAATTAAATAACTAACTATTTTATGAAATTCTTATCTAAAGCATTAAGCGGTCGCTCTCCTCTTTTAATCGACCCAATCGAGGCAAAGACGCACGCAGACAGAGTGAGCACT